CCACAACTATACACACTGCACTGGTCTCCCTAATCGCGTTATATCCGACAATCCTAAAAAGGTCTACAAAGCTAATGCAGGTGAAAAGTGTAAGAAGGGTTACTTCAAAGTCATGATGTTTGTCTGCCCGGGTAGGCCCACAAACTACATTCGTCAAGGTGATTTTCACTTCTACAAACAACACGGTGTAGTTGAATACAAGATCAAGTCTGGAGACACCGTCTCCTCGGTGGCTAAATTCTTCAAGGTTCCCGAGACACGTGTAAAGAGTGCCGGTCCATTCAAGGTGGGTAAGCGTATCGTGTTCAAAGCCAACGTATTCAGTCACAAGAGGGGGTGGGCGACTGGTCCACTTCTGACTGATGCGAAAGGTAAGGCGATCGTCGATCCCCGTAAGGCTTCTAGGAACTATCCAGGTCTAAACTATGAGAAGTACTGCTCATCCTTCTGTGTCAAGAACACTGGGATCAAAGTCGGAAAGACTCACCCCAAGGTCCGAAAGAAGGCTGTCAAGGTCTAAAGCTTCCTCCACGTCAAAGGTTATATCGAAGAGATCCATCACATTGAAAATAGATTCCTCGTTCAAGGACACAGAGTTTGAAGCTGCTGTGTAATTGTTTTGAATCGTCACGACAATTTTAAATTGTGATCCGTCAAATACTTTTCTACAAACGGGGCATGTATTCTTACCTTTATCTTTCCATTCCTGTAGACAGTGGGAATGAAACATATGTCCACATCGGATCGGCGGATTTGTTCTCGTCGATCTGACTTCATTGAGACATATGGAACATGTCGACATTCTATAGAAAGGTTTTAAAGTTTTTCTGGTGATTTCGCTCATTTAGTAGATGTCGGATGCGTTGACGAGAGGCTTATCACAGGTGTTGCAGTTATCCTTACCCTGCTCAGCCTGAACCTGGGAGAGGAGACCGGGACCCTGCTTCTGGAGAAGCTGCCTGTAAGAATAGTTGTCTTCAAAAGAGATGTTATTCTTCTTCATGACGTAGTTGTTCAAGAGTTGGGCGGACGTGTTAATGGTGAAGCACCGACCATCGGCCATACCAAGTCGCTGGGACATTTTGTTATTATAAAACTAGAAATTAATTTGTCTATTCGTGATCGTCTTCATCCACGATTCAAATCCTCTCTCCCTGAGCTTTTCAATGAAAGGTTCACATTTATATCCCAAATACGTGTCAAATACATCCGTCTCCTCTGTACGAGAGACCCTAATCCCAGGGTTTTCGTTGATGTGCTGGTTGATGATGTTGTAGGCAAAGGCAATCTCTTTGAGAGTCTCCGCCCCTGTGATGATGATTTTCCCTGTGCTGAAGATACTACATGTAATCTCCTTCATGTCATGAGCGGGTTTGAACTTTATCTTAACTGCTGAGTATCTATCAGGTTCAAACGACACCTTGAAGATGTCGTTGTACTCCTCGAACCAGTCCGCCACCTTCATGAGGTTGATATTGTAGTTCAGACTGAAGTTTGAGTTGATCATGACCACACGGAAAGTGTCATTGGAAATCTTAATCTCCATACCCAAGAAAACTTTGAAAATATAGGCCAGTTGAGTGATGATGCGTTTACAGTCGAAGAGGTCACAACACCCTGCAACCTGTATCGAACCATTGGGAAACACCTTGACAGACTTGGTACTGTAGGTGTCGTGATACGTCAGGGTCACCTGATTATAGAAGGTTGTGGGTTTCAATTTCCACTCAAAGCCCTCCGTTGAGGAACCCTCCCTCTTCATGCGGTACGATCCAATACGCTCGAACGTCTCACGAAGCTTCTTAATATCAATCTGCTGGATAAAGCTCGACACCATCGTAATCGTGGTAATCTTGACCCAAGATGGTCTAGTCTCATCAGGGAGGCCTTTTCGTATCTCATTGAGAGTGAGGAGATACGAAAAGCTGTTGTTCGCAATTGATGAATACATGGTTTTTATGTGTGTTGAGGTTCACTTAGGTTTCTATTTAAGGGATTATGTATTCTACGGTGGATGGGGTAGGGGTATTTTCGTTAGCACCTTTCGAAGTCGAAAGAACCTCGATACCATTCTCCTTAATTGTCCACCCTGGTACATACTTAGGCCTAAAAAAGTCCATTTCAAACATGGCTACCTTTGAGGGCATCGTGATGGTGAGAAGTTTGGTACCTGTAACAGCTTGACCCTCTTTCCACGCCGACCACGTTAGGTCGTTCATAGCCGGTGTCGCAGGTTCGGGATCATTAATACCATAGTTTTCACCTTCACATTCGTACCCCCCCTCCTTACTGTTACATTTAGCCCATTCTGGTTCCTCATGCATTACGAGTTGATCACTCGTTACCCTGACACCATCAGCGCGAATGTCGGTGATGTGAATATTGTAATTATTCGTGTGGGCAGTTTGTTCCTTCACAATGAACTCATAGACTACGACACATTTATCACCCGAAATAACATAAGGAGATTCACAGCTACTGAGTTCACAACCACCCACCTGATCAGTGAGGTAGACCCCACCGGGATCTGGGGTACCCTCGGGCTCACAATCCTCACCTGATTGATCGACGAGACATTCTTTCCCAGACTTGTAGTAGCCCGAGACACAATTGTCAAGGACACACTCCCCCTCGTCATCAATCACATAGTTACCATTTTCGTCTTTACCCTCACAGTCGTCACCCTCCTGGGGGCGGTTCAAGAAGAGGTAGGCCCCTACCGCGACGAGGACCATACAGAACATCATGACGATGACAACGATCATTTTGTTTTATAGTATACTGAGGTTTTTTTGGTTAAAGAGAACAAACGTCTCATGACTACATGACTTCTTTTATCAAATCTGTGAAACATGTGCACGATATTGAATCCGATCTGTCATATGTGGAAGTCAATTACGATCGTTATGTGACTGGTAAGGGGTATGAGACGTACACAGACTACATCAACACCGAGCCCCTGGCGGACTGGGTGACACTCGAATCAGAAAAACATTCAATTCCATATGAGAAGTTTCTAGATGTGATGGTTAGGAAGACTGTCGAGGTTCTTCAGCGTATGGCAGAACTCACACTCGAAAATATACTCGTGTACGATCAGCCAGATAGGGTATACGTTCGTCTCGTCCATGCGATTAAAATTCTGGATCCAACATTCCAACCACCCCGCATTAATATGGAGAGTGCTTGGCAGATGGAGCTCGTCAAAAAGATGTGTAAAAAATACGTCCCACAAGTTATCCAGGAATGTATAAAAAAGACTAGACTGGAATACTTTTTCAGCGTCTTACAAACAATAGACCGAGAACAATGAGGAGAGCAACCAAAAAGATCCAGAAATAGGGTACACTCTGGTTGGATACACCTACAGTCACCTTCTTAGTGGGCCGTGTGAAACCACAATCAACATTTCTCCGTGGATGAACCTTCTTCTTAATAAGGCATGGCTCAGTCTCCTCTTTGCACAGACCAGTCCCACAAAAGACACTCTTCTCGACAACTGGAACCTGGAGTGGGGGTTTCATCTCAACAAAATCATTAAAACCACCCGTCTGTCTCACACCCCCAGGAAGGGAAAAATCGTGTGTGACGAATGGGTTCACATCATTGATGGCATCGTCATCGTTGAGCATGTATTTACTCATCGTTGTTACTACTACTTCAGATTATAATTTTTATCATGCATTTTGGATCGATGTTCTTCCCACATTTTATCTAGATCCACATTCAACATGTGTGCGAGCTGGAAGAGATAACTGAAGACGTCTCCCATCTCCATCATCACATCTGTACCACGTTCCTTCTTGAGGTTTGTCTTCTTATATGTTTTCTTGTATTGCCTGATGGCTGAGGCGAGTTCTCCAAACTCTTCCGTCAGGAGAAGCCATACCGTATCTACGGCAGCCCTATCCCAGCCTTTGGATTTACAAACTTTCTCTGTTTCAGTCTTGTAGTAATTAAGACTCATCACTTATGATACAGTCGCACCCAATCTTTAATTGATACCAATCTTGTCGTTGTAGTCCATCTTTTTTCCAGTCGTGCTCGTATTTATAGGTTGATCGAGGGGGACACTGATAGTATCGATATCCTTCGCATATGCGATGTACTGTGAGACACCGGTTTGAATTTGAGACATAGCAGTATCGATGACACGAATGTTCATAAACTTAACCTGTTCCTTCACTTGGGTGTGGTGATCACCAGCATTATTGATGAACACCATTCGCATGATACCATAGAGGTCGTCGGGGTTCTGATAATCGATCGCGATACCAGTCTTGTTCTTAAATGTCTGTCGAATACCACGCTGGATCAGATTTTTGTTAAAGTCCGAAAAGAAGAGAGTGTTCAATGGGGTCTCACACTGCTGAATGGAGTCAAGGTGGAGGTTCTCACACATTTAATATACTCGCCGAAAAAAATTGTGTGTCAATAGTAAATGGTGAACTTTGCTGACTTTAATGAAGTCTATGCCAACAAGCCCCCAACCGTGGAGGAAATTCCATGCCAACCCCCAGCCTGCTTCGTCGGTTCGTATGCTCCTGTAGCTAGGGCTGGTGAAGAGGGACCTTTCTATGTGAACACTTATCTTCTCCAACCCAACCGTAAGTTTGAGACTTTCGGAACTGTTCCTGTGAGGAGCAAAGATCTCGAGTGCAAGAAATAAGTTAAAAATAAAAGTGGAATAGTATGTATATGAGGGTCATTAAACGCTCAGGTCGTATTGAGGATATGAAATTTGACAACGTCACCAATAGGATCAAGAATTTAACATATGGTCTCTCTGATAAGTGCGACTCTTCTAAAGTTGCACAACAGGTATTTTCTTCCATGTATGATAACATCACGACTCAAGAAATCGACACACTCTCTGCTGAAATTTGTATCGGTATGATTACTTCTGATCCGGACTATGAAACCCTAGCTACTCGCATCGTCGCCAGTAACATTCAGAAGGTGTGTCCCAACAACTTTCACCTCGCGATGCGTAAGCTTCATAAGGCTGATGTCGTCACAGACGAAGTCGTGGAAGTTGCTCAACAGGTTAAGGGTGATATCGATATAGACCGGGACTTCGATTTCGGATATTTTGGTCTCAAGACCCTCGAGAAGAGCTATCTTCAGCGTGTCGATGGAAAATTGATCGAGACACCACAGTACATGTTTATGCGAGTTTCCATCGGTATTCATGGTAAGGACATTATTGGGGTTCTCGATACTTATGACAAGATGTCTAGGGGTCTCTTCATCCACGCCACACCAACCCTCTTCAACGCTGGTACACCTAGACCTCAAATGTCTTCGTGTTTTCTCATCGCAAACAAGGCGGACTCGATCGATGGTATCTACGGTACACTAACTGAATGTGCTCAGATCAGTAAATGGGCTGGTGGTATCGGTATGCACATTCACGATATTCGTGCCAATAAGTCGCGTATTCGGGGTACCAATGGTCAGTCTGATGGTATCATCCCTATGTTACGTGTCTTCAACTCGACTGCGAGATATGTGAACCAGGCGGGTCGTCGCAAGGGATCGATCGCTGTGTACCTGGAGCCTTGGCATGCAGATATCATGGACTTTTTGGAGTTGCGTCTCAATCAGGGTGATGAGGAAGCGCGTTGCCGTGATCTCTTCTCTGCTCTGTGGATCCCTGACCTTTTCATGAAGAGGGTCGAGGAGGGTGGTAATTGGTCTCTCTTTTGCCCCGATAAGGCCCCGGGTCTCTCGAACGTGTATGGTGACGAGTTCGAGGCTCTCTACACCAAGTACGAGGAGGAGGGTCTCGCCAATGCGACCGTTCCTGCCGCCGATGTGTGGAAGGCTATTCTCAAGTCCCAAACCGAGACTGGAACACCATACATGCTTTACAAGGATGCATGCAACTCCAAGTCTAATCAGAAGAATTTGGGGGTCATCAAGAGTTCCAATCTGTGTGTCGCACCAGAGACTAAGATTCTCACGAGTCAGGGGCAGCGGGTGATTTCGGAACTTCAGAACCAGGATGTTGAAGTTTGGAACGGTGAAGAATTTTCAAATGTCACCATTCGTAAGACTGGTGAAAACCAGAAACTTCTCACAGTCACGACGAGTAAGGGTCTCTCACTTCGATGCACACCGTATCATAAGTTTTGGATCGTTGGTCAAGATGAACCCATCGAAGCTCAGCATCTCAAGAAAGATATGAAAATTATTAAGCACTCGTTGCCCGTTATTAATTCAAATGAAAAAATCATGAAATATGCATACACCCATGGTCTCTTTTGTGCCGATGGAACGACTTCATCTTCTGGTGACCCGAAGAGATGCTCTTACACAGCGAAAGAAAATGGTCTTTGTATGCGTCATCAGTTAAATGGAAAGGAATACGAAAATGATGGTACTTGTCAGGCTAATTCATACTCCGAGCAGAAGTGGTTAGATCTCTATCATGAAAAGAAGAAACTCATGAAGTTTGTCGAGTATGACTATGCTTCTATGAATGATACGTGTAAGCGAGCTCGTCTCCGTCTCCCTAAAGACATCAACGAAAAGTTCGTCGTGCCTATGAATTATTCACTCAAGACAAAACTTGAATGGCTGGCTGGTTTTATGGATGGTGATGGCTGTGTCACTAAACACCAGGGAGGTCGAGGTGTTTCTATACAAATTGGTTCTATTCATTACGATTTCATCAAAGATGTTTTACTTATGCTTCAAACCATGGGCGTCAGTTCTCGTATCAACGTAGCACGAGATGAAACATCCAGAGATATGCCAGGTGGTCGATACACCTGCAAAAAGATGTGGCGCCTACTGATTCCAAGTGGGGGGGTTGAACTTTTGAAGTCTCTTGGTTTACAGACAAAACGTCTTAACCTTGATACCCAACAGCAACCAAACCGCCAGGCACTTCACTTTGAGAAGATAGTTTCCATTGAAGACCTTGGTGACATGGCGGACACGTTCTGTTTCAATGAGCCACTCAAACATCGTGGTGTGTTTAATGGTATCCTCACAGGTAACTGCACAGAAATCCTGGAGTACACCGATAAGG